GCTTACACAATGGTTTGGAAACTATTGTAGATTTTAAACAAAGCAACCGGCCTAAGAAGGAAGAGTGGGTAGAGGATTATAAGCTGCAGATTTCAGCATATGCCATGGCCCACGATGCTTACTACGGGAGCGAGATTAGACAAGGTGTCATTATGATCTGTACGCCGGATCTGTACTATCAGGAATTTAAGATTACGGACGTTGAGTTAAGATCATGGAAACATAAGTTTCTGAAACGATTGGATCATTACAATGAATTGATATTCGATGAGAAAGAAAGAGCTAAGGTTGATTCTAATCAACTATTGGAGGAATTTGAAAATGACAAAACCTAAAGTCTACGTAGCCACACCGTGCTATGACTCAATGAAGGTTGAGACCTGTGTCTCGTTGATTGATACTTTTAGTACGTTGGGTAAACATGGAATTGAATGCACCTTTAAGACGATGCGAACTTGTTACATTCCTCATGCTCGTAATATGTTAACATGTGCTTTTTTACATAGTGATTATGATTATTTACTGTTCGTTGATGCTGATGTTGAATTTAGTCCTGAAGCTGTCCTTAGAATGCTTGTTCCTAAAATGGACATCGTTTGTACACCTTATAGGGTTAAAAATAAACCAGAGGTTGCAGAGTATACGGTATCTTTTCCTGATCCTGAAAAGATAAAAATATTACCTTGGGATTTGGTAGAGATATCGGAAGGTCCTGCTGGGTTAATGTTAATTCATAGACGTGTCTTTGAGAGATTAATGGAGAAGTATCCTGAAATGAAATGTAATTTTCCTGATGAAGCCAGAGCCAAGTTTAATAGAGAGATTGGAGTTGAGAGCGATGCTGCAGGGAAATATTTATGGAATTTTTGGGAGACACCTTTTGAAGATGGTATTTATAAGGGCGAAGATATTGCTTTTTGTAATCTATGCACCAAGGCTGGACTTAAGATATACGCGAACCTCGACTCAGGGACCACGCATCATGGATCATATGGCTGGAAGGGACGATTTGGAGATTACCTGGTTAAAAAATGATAGAGATAAAATATAATAATTGGGGCGGAGTCCGTGAAGAGTCTAAGGTGATTGAAGCGATTCACGACCAATGGTGCAGGGACAACGGCTACCGGATCACGAAACGAGTAGTTCATCGAGGCAAAGCAGCGGCTCAATACGGGCGGAAATGTGACCGAAATGTGTCCAAAAAGAGACAAGTGACAGATTCTGTATATGCAGCTGAAAAAAAATAAAAATAAATAAAAAAACTACTATAGAAAAAGTGTCTTTTTGTACATTTGGCTTAGAAGTGTTGGTATATATAACTAATGTGTGCCATTTGGTCCAAATAAAAAGTGTCATGTGACAGAAAATAATGTCACATTACAGAATATTGCAGGATTGCCCGCGCGCGAGGCAAATCGTTTTCATCTAAAAACTGATTTTTTTACCATACATATACATATTTTTAAGATATAAGAAAGCATGCCTAAGAAGAGAAAACTAAATACAGCCCAGAGAGAACCGGCCTCCATACCTTATTCAAGGGTGAGAGTAGAATGGATTGATATCTTAAGTGACAGTGGTTGGGCTGATGATAAACAGTTTAACAAAATGAAGTTAGCATTCCCTGTTAATGAAGGTTGGTTGTATAACAAAGATAAATATGCTGTTAAGCTTTTTGCTTCTTACGATCGGGACGAGGATGGCTCTTTGACTTTTGGGGATCGGACGATGATTCCTTTGGCTTGTGTGAAGAAGATGACGAAACTTCCTTAACTTCATCTGGTAATGCTTCAACAGTCTTCGCATTTAAAAGAGGTTCATAGTCGGTTAAAATTTGTTTCATTTTGGCTTCTAGCTGTTCCTCTGTTAGCTCTTCTAGCTTCCCATGTTTTATTATTTTTCTGTCTATATATAATCCTGCTGCTTTGCCACGATTGGTTTCAGCGTTTACAGCTGAGGAAAAACTACCCTTCTTGAGTGCCATCTGTTTAATTCTATCTAATTCTGAGACGTGTCCTTCGTATGTAACTTCAAATTTTTTTAATTTTTCTTCTTTTAATTCACCTACAAACTTTGCTACCAATGGGGACAGTCTTGGGTTCATCAACTCTGATCCTTCTTGTCTCGCTCTGTTATGACTGTAGCCAGCAAGCTTTGCCGCTTCCATCTGTGAAACTGGTCCTTCAGGCCCACCAAATACTATAAACTCAGCGAATCTCTTCTGCATTTCTGTTAATCTTTTTGGAACTCCCATGTTGACAATTTAAGGTAACTATCCTATAAAGTCAATATGAAAGATCAACCGGAAAATGGAGAAAGAGCTGCAGACGCTACTTATGAGGATGAATCGGCTACGTCTAAACGTACTGTTACTATCCCTCTTCAGGAGTATGACGCAATAAAACGTGAAGAACATTTTATTAAAAGTCAAACTCTAATTGATATTATAGATAATATTGAAAGATTAGTTAGAGCATTAAGAAAACATATTATAAGAAAATGATAGAAGATTTAACATCATTACTTGAACAGCATAAACAGCACATTTGGGAATTTAAACAAAAAGAATCTCAGTGGATAAAAGATAAGAATCTATTGGAAGGTAGTAAAAGAATTATAGAAGAGTTATCAAGTAAGATGGTGGAGTTAGGGAAAATTAATTTAGCTCTTAAGAAGAGAGTACAAGAAGCTGAAGGAGAGACTACTATTGTTAAAGGGATAGGTATGAATTCTCCTGAGATGAGAGAATTACAAGGTCGTGTTAAACAATTAGAGGAGTCATTAACCAACGCGTTAGAGATTAATGAGAATCATCAAAGATACAACGGTAAATTACAAATAAGATTGACAGAAGTTGAAGAAGACAATAAGAGACTCTCAAAACAAATTAGTGACTACATAAAAACTCACGAAGATAAATTTAGAAAAGCTGGAATGTAATGAGAGTACAAGACATGCAACAAATTCTTACTTCCTTTACGAAAGGATCAGATGCAGTAAAGAATGCTGTTATTTTTGCTGAAGTGAATGGCACGTTATATGATGTGAGAAGAATGGAAGTGCATGAGAATTCTGCTCCCATTGTTGGTTTCAAAGGTCATACAGCACATAGATTAGTTTTAAAAACTCAAAAACCTTCCTCAATAATTCTTCCAGAGAAGCTACAAAAAGATTACTAATGCACGAGGTTGTAACCTCGATAAAGACATGGGTCCAGAGGCAAAATTATATCAAAAACTTAGTAAGAAATCATCCGGAATTCTTTGGACTAGGCTTGAAAACCTTAGCTCTCTCGGCACTCCTGATCTATTGGGTTATAATGCTAATGGCCACTTTTTTACAGTAGAGTTGAAGGTTACCAAAGGGAACAAACTTAAATTTTCTGCACACCAAATTGCATTCCATAAGACACATCCACACAACACATTCATCATAGCCGAGAGCCTCGGTCCGAGGTCCTCGAAACTTATTCAAATGTTCCGTGGTTCACGGATCGTGGAGCTTGCCGCTTGCGGCTTGAAGCTTGAGGCTTGCTGCTTGGGGCTTGAAGCTTGCTGCTTGAAGCTTCAGAAGCTTGGTGCTTGAGGCTTGCAGCTTGTAGCTTCCGTCTCTCTGCTCTCATCTCCGCGTAATATTTGGGGTGTTTAAATTCCATTAGTGTTTACCGTATGATACATGCTTAATATTTTTATTCCAGCAATTTCTACATGTCAGACACTTGCCACCCTGTTCAGGTGCTGGGCAGCTCGCGCTCCCATCAGTCACCACGCTCGAGGTATGAGTCCAGGCCGTGGATCTTGGTCCGTCGATCTTGGAGCTGGATAATCTTATAACTAAATTTTCAGGGACCGTTGACCCTTCCAGCGGCAGGTACTTGCGCTCTTGTGTTGGGAGCCAGTGCCGGGTCCCAGGTGTTAACCTGCAAACTTCAAAAATTTTCTTAAGATGGTCCGAGCTCTGCAGGTCCCCGGCGTCATGCCACCTAAACCACTTCTGTCTTTTAATTTGTGCAACCATAGCCGTGACCCATGAATCATGAGTCAAGCTGTTCAGTCTGTAGTACTGAGCTTTTTTAATTGCGGGATATCTTGTATAATTTCCTTTTAATGCATAGCAGCCATGGCAGGGTGTGCCAGGGACCAGCCGGAGCTTGGAGCCCGTCTGACAGGCCCAGGCCGGCAGGCTATAGCTCAGGCCCGGCATTTTAGATGTCCGGGTCATGGAGCCAGTAATTTGTTGTGCTTCTGTTACTTTCATTCTGTATAATTTATTTTTAATTCATGATTGTGTTTTTTTTAAGGCGCCCAGCTTGGAGCTTGCAGCTTGAAGCTTCCGGGCCGCGGGCCCTGTTTATTTGGCCAGGCGCCGAAGCGCCTGGACCGGATGGAACTAGTTCCATAATGCAGCCTTCACGAGGCCACCGTTGGAAGCTTTGTTCAAGCATTCCAAATATTCCGTGTCGTCCATGCCCAGGTTCGTCATGCAAAAATGCATCTTGTCCTGCTGCGTGCCACCACGATGGGACGCTAGCATCTCCACAGCCTGGTCCAGAATCTCTTGACGTCGAGATCCGCCACGTGCGAAAATGGGTTTTAAAGTACGAGAAGACATGATTATCTTTTATCATAGGATTTTGTGGGAGTCAAGAACTTTTCTGCTTGGAGCTTGCGGCTTGGTGCTTGTAGCTTGTAGATTTTTCCTTTTGTATTTGTGCCTCCATAATACCGGGGCCAGCATATGGAGTTGAAAAACTTCTCGCAGCTGGCCAGGTAAGCCCGCGGCAGTGTGCCATGGTCATCAGTAAACCATGGCAGCAGGTTATTGTGTTTAATTCTTCTTTTCACTTATTTTTCTCATCTTCTCCTGGTCCTCTTTCACTAGTCGAAGGATCTCCTCCAGAGCGTCCGCTATTCTGATTAGCGGGTTAACTGATCTATCATTTATTTCATTGTCCATAATTATTCCTTTCTAATTGTATCCTATATTATCATTTACTCATTGTCAAGCCTGAAGCTTGAAGCTTGTGGCTCCCGGTAGGTCTCACCCGGGATTATTCCTAGCGCTGCCGCGCATAGCGTCCAAGACCAATGGGCCACAAATTCATATTAACCCATACGTGCTTACTATAGAACACGTATGAGCAAAACCTGTCCCAGTGTATAGGTGCACCGCAAAGGGATGATTTTTTCTCATTTTATATAATACTATTATAATAGGTTTTTTGTCTACTTTCCGTTAATAATTTATAATAGTTTTTTAATTCATTTCTATCATTATATTTATCATCAAATAGCTGGTAGTGTTTTTCTTTAAAAAAATCTCTTTCTACAATTTTATTAACTACAGACCATTTACTTGGTTTGAGACTTTTAAATTTGGTGTAATACTTTTTAAAGTATTTAAACCTGAATTTCTTCCACGCTGTGCGAGTTCCACCATAATTCTGGACTACAATATTAGCACCGCAATTTTTACAACATATAATCATAATTTCTTTCTCATTATTCCTGATCCCAGATCCAATAATCCATCTACCAGTTTACATGGACTCCAATGCCTACCTATTGGATCTGGGATCAGTACCCTACTGGGTAGCGACGCTCTTAAATTACAAACACCTTAAGAGTACTGATCCCAGATCCATTGTCTATGTGTAAGTACTTACACAAAATACGCACTTCTCGAGAGTACGAATCAATGGATCAGGGATCAGTACCAGTGGATTCCGCTTATCATGCGTGGGCAGTATTCTGGTTTCACCCATATTCGATCTTCCTTACTGATCCCGAGACAGTTATTATAAAGGCTCATATCTCAGGAGCCTATCCATCCTATTTAATGCTTGACAAAGGAATTGTCAAGTGTTAATTTCTTTTTATGCAAAATAACAGAAAGGCAAAAATGAGTAGAATAAGACTAAACCAGGAGTATAGAAATAAAATCGCAAATCGTATGCGAGTACACTTGGAACAAGAAGATACACAAGAAAAAGAAAAGTTTTTTTCAGAAAGAGAAAACTTTAAAGCACACCAAGATAAAACTTGGGAACTTGCAAAACTATGTGTGTCAAGACAATATCCAAAAGATGATGTTCAGATGGCACATTATCTTCAAGACAAATATCCGAATGTAAATACTATTGCAAAAGATAGTTGCTTTCATTTTGGATATATGGGCAAACCAGAAGAACAAGACGAAGATGATAAATACATCACTAAACATTTTGATTTCAGATTAAATGGTGACATTGATGGAACTGATAGACAAGATGATGATAACTATAGACCACAGTCAAGAGATTTTGGTTATGCTTATTTTCGTGATGAACTAAAAGCACAAGACCAATGCAATCCAGATATTACTATTGAAATGGAAGGCAAAGAAGGCAATCCACATTGGACAAAATATCAAGATGCAAATGATAAGTATCTTGGAACTAATAGTGGAAGAAATAATCTAACATCATACGCTGACAAATGGGACAAAGAATATGAGTTAGATTTAATTGGTCGTGAATATTGTCGTGACAGACAAATTGCAGTTTCAAGAGAAGAATATAAAACTTTTGAAATATGGCAACAGAAAAAAGGTCAATTAATCATGGCACATTATAAATGGATAAAATCTGTTTTAACCCAAATGAAAGAAATCAAAATGGGTTTGAAACAATACCGATATTTAGACGAGGCAATTGAACTTTGTACTGAATTAGGTTTGTCTGTTCAAGACGCTGAGATTATTAGATGTAATAGTGGTGGTCTAGTAATTTATAACCCTAAAAATCTTGCTGAAAGAATAAAGGGTATGAAAAACAAAAACATTACTAGAGAGGATAAAATAAAAGAAAGAATGTTGTACGAAAAACAACAAAGCCAAAGTGTAAACTAGCACTTGACAAACCTATCCTATCAATGATAGGATAGGTTATTAACTTAACAGAAAGAAGAAAGCTTATGTCTATTAAATACTTTACTTGGTTTATGAAATCACGAGGCAAGGTTGCTACAGTTCGTGGAGTTGATGAACACGAAACTTGTGACAGTACGTCAGGAGATTTCACAACATTTAAATCAAAACAATGGGAAGATAAACAAGGCAACCCTTGTTATAACTTTTGGGATATTGACGCTGAACACCCAAGAACAGCTGTGAATTATACTGTGAGGAAAGCATGACAAAAACAGATGTAGTTATTATTTGTGCTTTTTATATTATCTTTATGTTTATGATTGGGGGCTTTGCATGAATGAAAAAGAAAAACAACAAATAGAAAATTTAGAAGAACAAACAAATATTCTATTTAAGATAGGGAACAAGTTAGAACAAAGAATTGCAACACTTGAAAAAGTTTTGTCTAGTCATGCTAAATGTATTGGAGAGTTAAGGGGAACTGAATTAAGAATTCATGACCTAAAGGAGATTAAAAATGACATTAACTGAAATGGAAAAAGAAATAATCAAAGCAATAAGAATAGAAAGTAGAATTCCTCTTATAAGTGATGTTGGTTATAAAAACTTAATCAAGTTTGTTAGAAAACTATTTAAGGAGTATAGAAGTGAGTGAATTAAAATTGTGTCAGGGTTCAAGGTGTCATCAATATCATACTAAGGATAGACTTAAAGGAATGAAAGACAATAAGACTTTTCAAACTAGAAGAAGAAGTAATTTATATTATGGCAATGGAAACTTTTGTTCAATGAATTGTTATAATGATTGGTTCAATGATTTTGGTGATCGTGCAATAGATCATTTTGGAAGATTGACCGAGCCTAAACATTTAACAGAAGAAAATGCATGGTATAAGACTTTTGATTGGAATAGTAATCATGATAGAGTTTATGTTTATCTTAATGGAATAACAAAAGAACAAAGACCATTGACCGAAGATCAATATGCTGATAGTAATTACACATTAAACGAAAGGTAGAATGACAGATAAAATAAAAGCAACTAATCCTTACTCAGGTCAATCGGAGATGTTAACACCAGAAGAACACACGTTATACATTGAGATCAAGGAACATGAACGAGATGAAGAGTACAATGCAATGCAGAAGAAGTTATCTAAGTTCAGTAGATTAAATGCTAAAGCTTATATGACATTACTAGACTAATCACCAACCATAAGTGCAACGCGCTAACGCGCGTTGCAATAGAGGTACCAAACCCAATTCCAAACTAGATTAGATCAAGACCCCCTTACACCCCTTTATATAAAAGGGGTCCCACAACTTTAGGTTGAATTGCTTGATTTGGAGAGTTAATGCTGGTAAAAACGTTATGAACATCTAAAGTGATGCTAAAAAAATTTTAAAAAAATGAATTTAAACCAAGTAGACGTTAGTAAGCTGCCTGCAGA